CCTACCGCGGCATGGGCTCCTTGGGCGCCATGCGCGCCGGCTCCGGCGACCGCTACGGCCAAAATGGCAGCGGCAAGCTGGTGGCAGAAGGTGTGGAAGCACGCGTGCCCTACAAAGGCATGCTGGCAGATGTCATCTTCCAACTCGTGGGCGGCCTGCGCTCCGGCATGGGCTACCTGGGTGCCAAGAGCCTGCAGGAGCTGCGCGACCACGCACGCTTCGTACGCATCACCGCCGGCGGCTTGCAGGAAAGCCACCCGCACGATGTCACCATCACCCAGGACCCCGGCAACTACAGCCGCTAATCCTGATGCCAACCTTTCTTCCCCGCCTGCTGCACCACCGTGCAGCAGGCTTTTTTGCCCCCTTATACCGCGTAGAAAAAAGAAACTTACACAAGATAATGATATTTTGCTTGCAAAAGGCGCAAAAGTATGTTTAACTCTGCGCGCACAACGTGCTGCCGCTGTAGCTCAGGGGTAGAGCAACGCATTCGTAATGCGTGGGTCGTCAGTTCAAATCTGACCAGCGGCTCTCGGCTGCGGGAAACGCAGCTAAGCCCGGCACAGCGTGCTACACAAAGCCTCCTTAGCTCAGTTGGTAGAGCAGCTGACTCTTAATCAGTTTGTCCGCGGTTCGAGCCCGCGAGGGGGTACTGAAAAGCGGTGCTGCATGCACCGCTTTTTTGTTGGGCCACATGGCGGCTTTTTTGCTCGCGGCACGCCCCAAAATCATGTATGATGTCAGGCATGGGCATCATGAAACACATCTGCATGGTAGTGCTGGCACTCCCGCTGGTATGGGCAACTGAAAAACAGACAGCCAACAAGGAAAATACCTTCCCGCGCGAGCTGCCGGGTGGGTGGGTCTACGCCTGGGGCGATGAGTTCAATGGCAAAAAACTCAACGAAAAAAAATGGAAATATGAACAAGGAGTCATCCGCAACCGCGGCGCCTCCCAAACCTACACCAAAAGCTGTGTGCGCCTCAAGGGCGGCAAGCTGCAACTCATCTCCCGTGCCAAAGAAACCCGCAACAGCAACTACAAACACAACTCCAAACAGTGGCACGAACAAATCCGCACCCAACCCTACGCCAGCGGCTCCGTCACCACGCGTGATGTAAAACACTTCGAACTCCCCGGCCGCCTGGAATTCCGCGCCAAAGTCCCCAAAGCCAAAGGCGCTTGGCCCGCCATCTGGACCATGCATGTGAACAAATACGGCTGGCCGGCCAACGGAGAAATTGATATTTTGGAGCACATCTCACAAGAACCAAGCACCTGCTACTCCATCTTCCGCTGGGGAGCCAACGGCACCAACCGAGAACACAAGGTAGTGCGCACCACCCACCTGCCGGATTACAGCAAAGACTTCCACACCTACGTGCTGGAGTGGGACGAGGAATGCATGCGCATCCTCATTGATGACAAAGAGGTAGGCCGCGTCAACATGGCCGATGCCGACTACCCCAACGGCGACAACCCGCTCAAAACCCCATGCTACATCATCATGAACACCGCCATCGGTGGCCCCGGCACCTGGCCGGAGCAGCCCAACGCCGCCGACTACCCCGTGGTGTTTGAAATAGACTATGTGCGCTACTACACAAAAAAGGCACCCTGAGCAAGCACAAAAAGACTTGAAAAAAAGCAGTTGAGAAGGTAGACTCAACCAAGCGATTTTTCCCATGGCAAGCGGCAGCACCATAAGCCCGATGATGGATCAGTACCTGCGCATGAAGCAGTCACTGCCGGAGGATGTGTGGCTCTTCTTCCGCTTGGGAGACTTCTATGAAATGTTCTTCGATGATGCTGTAGAATGCTCTGCAGCTCTGGGGCTTACACTCACCAAGCGCCAAACCATCCCCATGTGCGGTGTACCCTACCACGCCGCAGAGGGCTACATTGGCCAAATTGTCAAAATGGGTAAGCGCGTAGCCATTGCAGAGCAAATGAGCACACCCATCCCCGGCAAATTGGTGGAGCGAGAAATCACCCGCATCGTCTCCGCCGGCACCCTGGCCGATTTAGCCCTGCTGGATGAAGGAGAGCACAACTACATCGTAGCTTGCTACCGCGATAAGAAAACCTGGGGCCTAGCCTGCGCAGACCACACCACAGGCGAATTCACCGTAGCAGATTATGACAACTACGAAGCCCTGCTCGAAGAGGTGAGCCGCATTCACCCACGCGAACTATTAGTGAGCGATGAGCAGCGGGCGGATTTTCCCGCCCCCATGCCGGTGACACAATACTACGATGGCTACACCTTCCTCCCCGGGGTGGCGCACCCCTTTTTGGAATGCCACTTCCGCGTACACTCGCTAGAAGGCTTCGGCTGCGCGGGCCTCAGCGCCTCACTCGGAGCAGCCGCAGCCATCCTACACTACCTCAAAAACCAACTACGCCGCAGCACTGAACACCTGCGCAAACTCGCCCTGCGCCCCACGGATAAAGCCGTGCTCATCGATACTGCCAGCCGCCGCAACCTCGACCTGACAGAAGCCCGCGGAGGCCCCAAAAACACCCTGCTCGGCACACTAGATAGCACCACCACCCCCATGGGCGCTCGCCTGATGCGCGATTGGATTCTACACCCCATCTGCGATTTGCCCGAACTCACCCGCCGCCAAGACATCATCGCCGGTTTCCTTGCCGAGCCTTTCCTGATGAGCCAGCTGCGAGATTCCCTCAAAGGCGTGCGCGACTTGGAGCGCCTCACTTCGCGCTTAGCACAAAATGCAGGCAACGCACGCGATTTGCTCGCACTTGGAACCTCTCTTGAGCGCCTACCGGATGTAGCACAAGATTTACACGTGCTTGAGCTGCGAGAGCCCCTCTTTACCCCACTGCGCAACCAGTTGGGCAACTTCACCGAACTCACGAATTTGCTCTCCCGCGCCGTAGTAGATGAGCCCCCCCTCACCCTGAAAGACGGCGGCATGATTCGCGATGGCTACGATGCACGGCTCGACGAGCTACGCATGGCCTCCCGCGAAGGCAAAGGCTGGCTCACCGCATTAGAAACCCGCGAACGCGCCGCCACCGGAATTGATTCCCTCAAAATCCGCTACAACAACATCTTCGGCTACTACATCGAGGTCACCAAAGCCAACTATGCCAAAGTGCCCCCGCACTACATGCGCAAACAAACCCTAGCCAACGCCGAACGCTTCGTGACCGAAGAACTCAAGAAGATGGAAGGCACCATTCTGGGGGCAGATGAGCGCGCCCGCCAACTGGAATACGAGGTATTCTGCCAGCTGCGAGATGAAGTGGGCACCTATATCGACCGCATTCAAACCACCTCCGCCGCCTTAGCGGAGATAGACGTGCTGCTCAGCCTGGCAGAAAGCGCCCAAAAACAACGATACTGCCGCCCCGTGCTGGATGAAAGCCGCACCCTCTCCATCACCAATGGCCGTCACCCCGTCATCGAACAGGTGCAAACAGACTCCGCCTTTGTGCCCAACGATACCGACATCGGCGAACTTCAAAACCGCCTCATCATCCTCACCGGCCCCAACATGGCCGGCAAAAGCACCTACATCCGCCAGGTGGCACTCATCACCCTCATGGCCCAAATAGGCTCCTATGTCCCCGCCGATGCCGCCCGCATCGGCCTCGTAGACCGTATTTTCTGCCGCGTAGGTGCAAGCGATGACATTGCCCGAGGCCAATCCACCTTCATGGTGGAAATGAGCGAGACCGCACTCATCCTCAACAACGCAAGCGAACGCTCCCTCATCATTCTGGACGAAATAGGCCGCGGCACAGCCACGTTTGACGGCCTTTCCATCGCCTGGGCTGTGGCCGAACACCTGCACGATATCATCGGCGCTCGCACCATGTTTGCCACCCACTACCACGAAATGGTCGATTTGCAGCACACCCACCCCGGCATCAGCAACTGGCATGTGGAAGTGCGCGAGTGGAAGGATGAAATCGTCTTCCTACGCAAAGTCCTACCCGGCCCGGCAGATAAATCATACGGCATCCAAGTGGCACGCCTGGCCGGCCTCCCTGCCCCCATCATCTCTCGCGCCAAGCAAATCCTCACCCACCTGGAAATGAGTGCCTCCTCCCGCGAACCCAAAGCCACCCGCCGCAAACAAGCCAAAGCCTGCGGACTTCCCGCCGCCGAAACCGCCGACGACATCACCCAGCTCGACATGTTCGACCTGCTAGACGACGGCATCTAATCCCCCCTCAGCAAAAAATATTGCCCCAATCATCACTTTTCTCTTGCCAAACCCGCCAATAGCGTGTATACTCCCGCCGTCCTCACCGGACAAACACCACACAACGGGGTATTAGCTCAGCTGGTAGAGCACTTCAATGGCATTGAAGGGGTCAGCGGTTCGAGTCCGCTATGCTCCACTTCTACGGACGGGCGGCAGATTTTTCGTGAATCTGCCGCCTGTTTCATTTTTGCCTATGGCTTAGCGGGTTACGCGCTGCCCGATTGCATCCCTGTTGGGGCTAAAACAGGCCGTTAAATGCAATCCCGGAGGCTTAAACACCCCAAACGCCTCTGCACGCCTCCGCTAAACGCGGTAGTATACATCTACCTTGATTTGTTCATACGAACCTCAAAACACTTATTCTTAGAGTGTTGTAAATGTGATGGGTTTAGCGTTCGCTTCCCTCCGGGGTGCGGTAGACGTGGCGGGGGTGTCGCAGCAGCTTGTTTTTAGCGTAACTCGTTAATAGCAAGCACTTCTTCCGTTCGCTCAACGTAAGACAAGGCTTTCCTGATGGGTGTTTGGAACCGGCTCCGGCAAGGCACAAAAACACCTTGCCAAGAGTAGGATGCATCCTTTGGGGAGCCGTTGCTCCCAGGAATCCCCTTCCTACCCGGCAAGGTGTCGTTTTGGCGTCCGTTTGCGTGAGCTTACTGGGGCGGAGCCGGAGGCGGCTGCTTGTGGTAAACCTCCATGCGGTGCTCAATCGTCTGCAAGCGTACGGACATCTCGGAGAGCACGCGGATGGTCTTTTCCTGAGCCCGGGCTTGTTCGGCAATGAAGTAGCGGAGGTCGCAATACAGCACGATGGCGGCGGCTAAGCCAATGACTGCCAATACAGCGCGGGGTTGCTCCACGATATAGCGACAGAAGAAAGCCAGCCACGGTTCGTTTGGTTTCTTTTCGCACATAGTCATTCCGGGGGGTAGTGGTTGATAAGAGCCAGCAAGGCATCCTTGTTGGCGAGAAGCTGAAGGAGTCCGGTTCGCTCAGACTCCGAAAGATGAGCAGAGGAGTCAACTGCATGGGCAAAGGGAGTGTAGACTACATTGCGGAAGTGAAGCTTGTAGCGAGGTTGCCATTCCGTAGCACCTGACGCCAGATAGCCACCACTTACTCCAATCATACCTACCCCATCGGCAGAGTCCTTGCGGACTACTCGGAAGCATCCTTGGAAATCCGTGGAAAATGAGGTGTGGTCTTTGCTGCCCTCCTTGTAGAAAATGAACTTGTATTCCTGTCCCGCTTCCACGGCAAAAGGAGAGAACTCCCATCTCAGGGTTTCATACGCTTGGTGTACCTGAGAATTAAGGGACAACGCTACTAGAACGCCATCTCGCCACACCTTGCACCATACAGGTTCCGTGCCAGCGTTGGATGCCCCTTGTCGGCAATCTACTTCTATGCTATTCAGCATCCCGCTATGAGGCATGATGATACCGAATCCGTAGGCATCATAATTTGATTCTTCCCCGGCGGGCGGAGCCATCTCTGCGGACTCTTCCAGAGCAGCTTGCGCAAGGGACGCCAACCACTCTTCTTCGGAGCCCAGAAAGCCATTTTTCTGAGCAATTTGATAGGCCGAGTCTCCGGGCTCGCCCTGTTCGCCCTTTGAACCTCGCTCTCCTTTCAGGGAAGCCAGCCAAGCGGCCTCTGTACCTACAAAGCCGTTGGCCACGGCTACATCGTAAGCCGACATGCCGGAAACATCCACAGCAAGCCCTCCGGAGGAAGTCTTGCCTACCGGGCGAACATTCTTGCCGGAAATCGGCTCATTTGTTCCCAGCATCACGAATCCGGTGGTATCGGCGGTAGCTTGCTTGCTGTTCACCCAAGACTTAGTAGCTACCAAATCCGGCGCGGGGTATTCCCCGGTAGCACTCTCAGGGGCATCCGTGGCCAGACGGATAATATCGTTGATGATTGTTGTCTGGAGCGTGTCCGAAAGTCGGATTTCGCCATCCTCCATCCAAGCGAACTCGGTCATGGCCACAAGAGTGGCCGGGGGTGTTGCAGAGCCCTCGCCTACATCGAGCGCGTCATTCAGCGCAAGAGAGGAAGCATCCAACTTCAAATCAAAGCGGGTACCCTGTTCTGTCTGCGTGCCGGAATCTGCTTCAGCAAAGATAAGCAAATCTCCCTCGTAGTTGCCCTTTGCCTTGATGCCCATGCGAAGACCGGAAGCGGAGGAACTGCCCAGAATCGTGACACTCAGCGGAACCACGGCTCCGCGCTTCACCTTGAAAGAGCTAAGCGGTGAACCCGTAGATTTGGCCTGCAACTGAGCCGGGCTCTTGTCTGTGTTGATAAAGATGTCCATACCTTTTATAATCTTGTCAAAAATTCATATATTTATGTCATAATTGCATTTTATGCTTGACTACCCCCCCCAATAACTAAAATGCAATCTGCAAACATTTTAGTTATTATGAAAAACAGCATTTTTTTAAGCTCTCTCTTGGCAGTTTGTGTTACTTGCATAGCTCAGGCTGAAACTATGGATGAATTATTGGTTACTAGCGGTAGTAGAACCTATGACAGCTTAACCACCAACCATCTTACGATTGGTTATTCCGGAGGAGTAGGTACAGTTACCGTTGCGGGAACAACAACCATCAATCCCAACCAAACACAAGCCAACTCATGCCAAATTCAGGCGGGTTCTACTCTTATATCTAAAGAAATCATATTTAATAGCTCTACTGATGCTTTGTCTCGGCAGTTCATAATATATGGCACTGTAAAAACTGATAAATTTTCCGTTTCTGCCGATGACACTTATGAAGCCTCTGTAAGCGTCATGAATGGAGCCATAGTTGAATCACTTAGCGGGGGTGCGGCAACTCTGGAAATTGGAAAAGATGTTACACTCAAAGTAGGGGCAAAGAAAGGAAAAGTTGCCAATGCCGGAACCATAAATGTGACCACAGAAATCCTTGATGGTGCTTCCCTCAATGTGTATCAAAATGCCACCATGAGCGACATCAACTTAGATGGTGGCACCATCAACATTCTGCAAGCTTCAGACCCGACCGCCCTCGGACTGCAAGAAGTCGCTATTATATCCGACCTTACGATGAATTCCGGTACGCTCAACATCTCCGGAGACATTAAGACAGGATCTCTGACTCTTAATGGTGGTACTGTTTATACGTCCGCTGATTATGTCATCGACCTTGGCGAAAATGATTTGATTCTCGGAGACAATGTCGCTATTACTCTCAATGTAGACTCGCTCGACAACATTGAGGGAGTAACCCTCTTCAAAAACGCGGGTAACGTGACCGGATTAGATGCACTCACCGTAACATTTGTTGATGCTACAGGTGCAGAAAAGGAAGCAGCTGTTTCTTTCAGCAATGGTTCTGTGGTAACAGGCACCATCCCCGAGCCCACCACGGCCACACTTTCCCTGCTGGCTCTGGCCGGCTTGGCAGCACGTCGCCGCCGGGCTTCTCGTTGATTCGCCCAGACAGGCCGCAAGTAAGATAATTTTCGGTAAATGTAAATTCAAGCCGTTGTCCCTGACCGGGCAGCGGCTTTTTGAATTCCTGACTAAAACAGCACCCTGATGGGCACCTCGTGCTTGCGGTAATACTCTGCTTCGTATTGCCAATCGTGCTTGTGCCACTTATAGGAGCCGTTGTTGCCATCAGGCTTGAAGTTGACCAGCACTACCTCGGCATCCGGGAAATCATCCCGCAGCAAGTGGTAAGCAATCCAGCCTGTTGTGGGTGAAGCATTGTTGGTGGCAGCCTTGTATTCATCGAACCACGAGCGTTCTTTGGCCAAGGCCTTATCACTCAGGAGCAGCACATCCTCAAACAGAGAGAAAATCTCTTTCTCCTTGCCATAGGGGATGAACCAGTTTTTATCCCGGGCATTGCGGCGAACAATGAGGAGCTTTCGATTCGGCAAATCCTTCAGGTGCTCATAAGGCTTGGCGCGGTTCAGGAATACCAATACATCATCCGGAGCAATCCCCAGCGCGGCGGCATTCGCTTTGGGATGATTGGCAAAGAGCCAGAAGCGCGGTGAGGATTTGACCAATAGGCGCGTCTGCTGAGTAGGACTTGGGAATCGTTTATCCAGCTCTGCCTTGTGATGCAAGAAGTACTCCGGGAATCGGTGTGCGGGCTCCGGGGCATTGCCGCCATTGAAGCGGTGCTGCGTAAAGATAGGGTCGAAGAAGATGCCATACGCCCGGAGGTCGCAATGATTGCGGATGCGGGAGAACGACATGTCCGTTACGCCAAAAGAGGCGATTGCCTGCACGAAAGGAATCATAGCAGACCGGAATACCACAAAGGCATGGCTCCCCTTGTTTTCTGCCCTGTTTGGAACAAGCGGAGTGTAAGGCCGTTGGCAGGAGTCCAGCAGGATGGTATGCCTCCCACGGAACCGGCTCACGCCATTGGCATCACCCAGACACAGCAAGCCACAGTCTGCCGGGAGCGGGTGTTCAGCCAGCAGCTTGTCGAGCGTTTCCTGCGGGGCTGCACAGGGATAGGCATCGTCCTCAAAGATAATCAGATACGGCAAGCCGTCTCGCTCTGCTTCCAGAATCAGCCGCATAAACGTAAGGGCGAGGCTCGAATAAGCCTTGGGCTCCTTGGGGCGCGTAGGCTTCTCCGGGATGATGGGATAAGTAACCGGGGGCATGGAGAGCCCGCGCTCGCGGAAAATGCGGCGCATGAAGCATTGCCTCCATGGCGACATCGAGATGCAGCGGGTGTTCTTGTTGAGGTCAATTTTCATAGAAGAATCAGGCATAGGAAAGAGAGATAACGATGGTATTGCCACGGAGCCCCACGCTCATACTGGTACTGACCGTGCGGCGGTCGGTGCGGTCTAGGTCGTACCAGTATTGCGATGGGCTGTAGTAGGCATCCCTGTTGGTATGGGAACATGGGATATTCTGCAGCAGCTCGGCAAACTTCTTGTGCAGGAGTTGCCGGGCTGCATTGCAGATAGCGTTCGTGTCAATATTTTCACAGTTGCAAGCCATAGGAAAGATATTGCTTAATAGTGGATATTCGAGCTGGCACTTGCGCCGTTAGCCGTCACCGAGCCGGTGGTATCGGCTACGAGCGTGCCGTATTCCGTAGTAGTCACCACGGCCCCATTGACAGATACCTCGTAATTGATGCTTGCCGCGATGGCTTGAGCTTCGGCTGCCACCGCTGCCTGAATCTGAGCCAGCAGGTCACCACATTTACAGGTGCATTCTTTCTTCTCCAGCTCTGCAATGCGCTCTTCCAGAGCAGCAATCTTTGAGGCCATCTCCTCCAGTTTGGCGGCACAATCACAGGCGCAGGATGAACTGCCACCCTCAGAGCCGGGCGTGGAACCGCCCGGAACAGAACCGCCGGGCGTAGAGCCTCCCGGTATGGATTCGCCCGGGGTTGAACCTCCCGGGGTGGAATCTTCGGTAGTCGCGCCATCGGGGGAAGAATCTACCGTAGAGCCCGCCACAGACTCACTACCGGAGACAGAGGCCGAAGCTGAACCGCTATCGGATACCGAGGAGCTACCGGAAGCGGAACCACTATCCGAGACAGATGCAGACCCACTACCGGAGCCGGAACCGCTGCCGGATGCGGAGCCAGTCACCGTATCAGAGATAGACCCGGTAGCGGAATCAGAAGCAGATTCGGTATCCTCATAGGAGCCGGAACCGGAAGCGGAATCACTTGCGCTGGCAGAAGCTGACAAAGATTGTGACCCTGAGCCCTCTTGGAAAATCGGAATCGTGATGTAGATAACGCCCTTAACAATCTGATTGTGGTAGGATGCAGCCCCGGAACCGGACGCAGATTCAGAACCGGCATCAACGGGCGCGGGCGTATCTGGAAGCCGCGAACCGTCCTCACCCAAGAACGTAACCGAGCCGTCATCATTCAGGATTGCCGGAGCGTATCTAACCACCAGCCCAGAAATGACTCCCGTAACATCCTTGATGGTATCTGCAAAGGGAATCCTGATAATCCCCATATCAATCTCCGGTTCCAGAATCTCACTATCGAACACAATATCCTCCACCCCGCCAATCGTGATGACAGGAGCATCAGAGGACTGTGACGAAGCATCCCCGGAGCCATTTGACCACTCAGAATTGGCGCGGCGTAGCGTGATTTTCAGATTCTTACCGTCTGCCAGCTCCAGACCTTCTCCACAAATGAGCTTTTTGAATACGAACAAGTGTTCATCCCGCTTGCGGAACAGCCCGGCGGGTTTGCTTTCGTACTCCTCGCTTTCCGGAGCGGTGTAATAGGCACTACCATCTTCACTACCGCTACCCGTCCCGTCCTCCTCACTTACATCAAAGGCTTTCTCCACCTGCACGGTCTGCAAATCCAACGTGCCACAATGCGCCTGATAGATATGGGCGCGGTTGACCTCGTTAATCTTGCGGAGCTGGTAGGAGCCAATGAATACAGACAGAACGCCATCTCCCTTGGTATTCTCCTCAGTTTTCCCCCAAGGGACAAACTTCTCCTCAGAGCTCCTGATTTCCGCGCTGAGGATTTCGCCCTTGTAATTCTGCTTAATGATGCAAAAGACCTTGTGTAATTGCTCCGAAAAAGCCCCGATGTCAACCCATCCCTCCGTGTAGTCGTAGATGGTGGCGTTCTCCGGAACCGGGCGCGTTTTGCCCATATAGTCAATGATAGCCCCAGCTTTAATCTGGGCTATCTTTGGCCAATTCCCATCAGCGCTTACATCACACAGATGCTTAGGCTTCAAACGCAACTGGAACGGCACAACTCGGAACTCCTGCAAATCGGTACCACCAGTACCCCGGTACTTGGTATCTCGATAATCCGAGCCGGAGTATTCAATGCTGGAGGTAGATGTTCCGTTGCCTGCCATGTTGGCAGCCTTGGCCAGCTCCTTCAGGCAGTCGATAATCTGATTGAGCCAGCGGGCGGATAGCTTTTCGCCTACACGTACTTTATCGGGAATCTTCATCGTTTAAGAGCCATACAAATCTTTATCCCAACCACCGAGGCCAGAGAGCAGCCATGTATTCTCAATGGTATAGGTCTTGCCGTCATCATTCATGGAGCAGTTGGAGGACACCTGCAACCAAGTGCGATTCGGGAACTTCGGAGCCTTGGGAGGGTTGTTGATTTTACCCACAGAGCTGATGTCGGACTTATCCGTGCGAGAGGTCATGCGTACGGTATAGGTGGCCATAATATCCTTGTAGGCGGTAACACCCTTGTTGATGAGGTCAAAGGCCTTGCTCCCGGTTTTGAGTAGCTTGCCTAGCTGCTTCATGACCGGGAGCCCATCACTATCCAACTTCGGCTTACCCGAGCCATCAACCTCCGGAACCACTTCCCAGAGGCGAGCGCCATCCATAAAGGCTTTGAGATACTCCAACTGCCCTCCGGAAATACTGGCCATCTTAGGGTGCGTCAGGATAGGCTGGTCTACAACGGTCACGTCAAAGGAGGTGGTAAACTTATTGCCACCGAGAGTCCAAGAACCCTCTTCCTCATTGTCCTCCTCATCGGAACCGGACATGCCGTCATCAGAGCCACCAGTATTATCGTCATCGTCCTCTTCCTCCTCTTCAACAACCGGCTTGGAATAGGTCAGCTTCACGCTGGCCATTCCAGCCACACCGGGAGTCACAACGGCCTTACTCAGAGCTACGGAAGAAAGGACATCTACGGAAGAATCCATCTCCGGAATGGAGCTCATGGCAACGTCCTCCGGTACCTCATAGGTAAGCTCTACGGTATCTCCGGTTTCCCGGTCACGGCTGAGCTCAATCGTCAGCCCGGTGATGGTGTAGCCCGTATTACCGAACCACACCATCCTATCGCCATTCCTGCCGAATCCTGTATGTAATGTTGCCATATACTCAGAATCCGGTGTCAAAATCAACGGCTGATAACGGCCTCCACATTGCCGGAAACCTGAACCGTGGGAGGACGCTTGGTGTTGTTGCCAATTCCCTCCAGCAAGCGGGTCTGCTTCTTCGTTTCCGAGATAAGTGGGCCTCCGATGACAACGGAACGCCCGCCACCGCCGACACCTGCAAAGGAATCCGAGATACGCGTACCTTGCTGGCGGCTACGCCCCTGTTGCCGCTGCTCCTTTTCCTTCTGTTTTTCCTGCATTTCTTCGAGCTGCTTTTCGAGAGCCACCATGCGCTTAGCACGAGCCTCGGCATCAGATAATCCCTGACGTTGGTATTCAGCCGTCAGCTGGGTGATTCTCTGCTGCTGTTTCAGAACTTCGAGACGGCGTTCATTTCCTGCAATCTCAGCTTGGAGCATCTTTACGGCCATATCATAGTCACGCGCGGCATTCTCCCGAGCCTGTTCCTGTTTGGCTGCTTCCTCAGCCCGGCGGCGTTCGGTTTCAGCGGTACGCTCTGCTTCCTCACGACCCCGGCGTTGGAGCTCCACAATCTTGTTGTAGGTGGCCGCCAGCATCTGATAGCGGGCTGCATCCTCCTCCGTCACAACAGGTTTGCGCATGATGGCCTCCATCTCCTGACGCAGAGATTCAATCGTATGGCGAGCCTGACCGTATGCCGTAGCATCGGCAAGGCGGAGCTGAATCTGCACCTCGGGGGCAAGTCCGGAGAGGTACTGTTCACGCTCGGTTTCGCGTTGGCGGCGATATAAATCATTGAGCTTATCTCGGGCGGCTGCCAGCTTGCGCTCCAGTTCTGCGGCCTCCTCCTGTTGGCGGCGCATGGCTTCGGCGGCTCGTTCGGCTTCGATAGCCTCCTCAATCTGGATGGGCAAGGTCTCCTCGTAGTGTCGCTTCTTCTGACGCAGGCGAGCAATCTGCTGGTCGAGCAGCTTGATAACCTCCTCATCTTCGTCCTTGGCCACAGCCATACGCCGCTCCTCGCGGAGATCGTCCATCCTCTCATCGAGCTGTTCCATGAAGGAATCATATTGCTCATAGGTTTTGACCTTATCCGCTTGCTTGTTCAGATTACGGAGAGACTTCTCGAACTGCCGGGTAGATTCAGCGGCGCGTTCGGCGGCTTCGCTGTTACCCATGAACCAGGAGTACAAAGCTCCCAAGGCCTCGCCAATGCCAACAATGATAAGACCAATACCCGTGCTCACAATCGCGGCTTTCACGGCAACCATGGCAGCGCGGGTAACGGTAGCCATAGTAGACCAAGCAATCGACCATGTTACCTTGAGCCCGGTCAGCGTGGACGACATGGCCGATTTCAGCCCGGTAAGCGCAGTCCGATACCCGGACACAAAGGACGAGAACGACAGGCCTTTAATGGTATTGCCGAGCGTTACCATCTGAGCCCGGAAAGAAATAGTGCTGGCAGTAGCCGCCTTAGTGTTACCCACATACATGAGCAAGGCCGCTGCTGCAGCTGCAACGACTGTTTCAGCCCCGCCTAAAAGGGAAACCAGTTCCCCGATACCGGAAACAATAGGAGAAATGACATCAACAACCCCGGTTAAAGCAGTACCGAATCCAGCGGCGAACTCCTGCATAGCCGGAATTCCCTCTTCGAGAGCAATGGCTATACTCTGTAAGGCTGGAGTTATAGCCTCGTTGATAGGCTCTCCCAATTTAGCGACAACCCGGTTGATATTCTCCAACAAGGTACCCCAGCTACCAGCGGTCGTGTTGGAGAGCTGGGAGGACAGGTTGAAATACTGCCCGCCCTCATCCGTCATGCGGCGCAGAGCTGCTGCGTATTGGTCAGCCGAAACTGCCCCCTTTTTCACCATAGCTTGCACCGCTTCGGTTGAGGTGCCGATGACTGCTGCTAGCTCCTGATAAATCGGGATGCCCTGACGCGCCAGCGTATCAATGGCGCGGGAGTCAATGCGCCCAACAGCCATGGCGCGGGAGAACACCTTGGAGAGCTGGTCAGCCGCCACGCCGGAGCCTGTAGCCATATCAGCAAAACGGCGCGTCCATTCCCGAATGGAAGAGGAATCGCTGAACACGTTGAGCAGCGGTTTAGCCGTGGCTGCCATCTGTTCAAGACCTACAGCACCATTGGCGGCATCGTGCCAGAGGTCATCCAGTATTTCCCCGGCCTGTTCTGCGTCACCAGTCATCTGGGTAAACGTGACCCGCAAATCCTCTATGCGGGCAGCCTGTGCCGGGATATTGCTGAAGAAAGCAAAAGCACTCTTTACCGCTGCAATTGCTCCACCGATAGCGGCAAAAGAAGCGGTAAACTGCCCGGCCAGACCCTGTACGGAATCCTTAGTCTTGCGAACCTCCCCCTTGATTTCATCGAGAGCAGTTTGCAAGGACGAAGCATCGCCGGAGAAAGTGAATGAAACGTCAGCCATGTTTAGTGAGGTGTTTTAGACGATTAAAGAGGTTATGCGCCTCGGCGGCCTCTTCTTCGGAAACGCTGCGCCATTCAGTAGCAACACCTTCGCTAAGCCATGCGGCATGCAGGTATTGGAGCGTCCGGCGCAACGGTAGCCACAGGATGTATTCCTCAGTCCACCCCGTCGCTTTGGCAATCGTGAAAATCACGGTTGCATTCAGCGCGGGGTTAGCTCGTTTGGGGAGTCTGTAGAATCCGGCTGAGGAATGGCAGAAGCGGCCTGTAGGGCTGCTTGGTCAGCAGAGAGCGCGGCGGTGATAACGCGCAGCTCTGCCGGGCTGATAGTCATGGCAAACTGTGCAGCGCGGCGCTTTACCTGAGACGGAGCGTTGTATACCGTCTCCATGACTTCATCAAGTGGCGCGGCATGTACCCAGATAAACTCCGTCAGAATCCCGGTGTCGATGTCGCTCAGTTCGGTATTACCGGAGGCCAGCGGATTACCCAGCTGGCGCAATACTTCGAGAGAGCCGAGGGAGATAGGACGCAGGGACAGGCCGGATTCCGTGCGCATCGGGGGCTGAACAAGTGAGCGGTTGTTGCTATCTTCGCGGGAGGAAATTGATATTGTAGGCATACATCAAGCAACATGTCAAAAAAGCATTGCTTGGAGCCCTTGAAAGAGTCTCTCATATCTGCTAGAATCTCCCCGCTTTTCCGCCGACATGCCGCATGGCGGGTGTCTACGTGCACCGTCAGCGGGAAGTAAGCCAGCCCTTACCGCTGATGGTAACGTAGCCGCAAGGGTACGGAACAGCAGCTAATCATGGCTGGTGGAAAATGCAACTCATGAACTATCGAATCATGATAGAGCTGATAATGCTCATTTTACAGGTAATACTGTTTGTGATGAACTTCATCCGATGAGCATGTAAGGCTCCGCACGGTGGGCTGCCACCTACCGTGCGCTTTCCTTTCAAAAAGGGGGTGTTAAAAATAGAAAAGGGTTGACAAATTCCTTTTGTATGGTATGATGACCTCATCAGAAACGATAGTTCTGATGTTACATTTTCCAAAGACCTCCCGAGTGGCAGCTCTGGGAGGTCTTCTTTTTTCAAAAGCGGGTGAATTTGTTGATAAGAATCCCCAGCTGGGATTCAGGCGTTCCCTCGGGGATAACGAGAGTCTTGTTGCCGCGCTTTACCAGCTCCACCTTGGGAGCATGGCCGATATGGTGATTGATAAGCGTGCTAAGATTTCGCATGGCGGCGGCCATGTAGGCGAGCGGATGCTCGTTGTCGGCTCGGGTAATCCAGCCCTTATCCTGCCAGCGGGCAATCATTTCGCTGGCCTTAAACTTACCATCGAGAGACTGTTCATCAAAGAGCCAGTTCACCACCGGCTCCGTATCACCGGACACGGCAAAAGCCGGGCGTTCGGAGAAAGGAATCCCCAAGGCCGTCAGGCAAGCCGCCAGCATCAGGGATTCCAGTTCTCCGTCTCGGGAGCGAATGAAGTTTAGCGCGTCTGTAGTAGGCTTCTTCAACATCAGAAATCGTAAATGGTAGAAGATACTTCAAAGGAGGCTAAGTCCTCATTCTTAAGCCCGATTTTAATCCCGGTTACCACATTGGTTCCGGTTGCAACGGTAGATAGCCCATGGTCAGGTGCGGTATTAGCCAGCACTAGAGTTTGAGCCACCTTGATGTCCGTGGGGTTATCGCGGGGAATGTAGCCCTTCATGGATACATCGGTTTGGTCATCGTAGAAGATGATACCGACCTTCTTGCCGCGATAGTCACGCTGTACTTTTGAATCCGGCTTGTAGTCGATATCCTGAGATTCCAGCAGGATTCCCTGTTGGTCTTCATCAAAACCGAATACGCCGACTGTTCCGATAATAGTAGCCATATCTTTGTGTAGGTGTCAAAATTGAATCAATACCCGAAACCGGGCAGACTGGATAAAAGAGTCGTCCTGTACCATCGGCTCATCAACGGCTTGGAGCGACAGGCGGTAGAGATAAAAATCCGAGGCAGATTCATTGAGCGAGTCCCGGAGTGAGCCTTTCTCGACCTCCGCACAAAGGGAGGTAAATCGATTCCTGGCCTCCTCTCCGTTGGTATCTTGGGCATGGGTAAAAAACTGCACGGATAGCTCGCAATCCCACGTGTGATTTCGCAGGATACGTTCTTCCCCGGAGGAAAGAGTCAGCAGCACATAAGGAAGCGAACGGGAGCCCTCCATGACTGCGGTATGGATGCTCAGTCCGGGGAAAGCGTCATCCAGTTTGAGCCGCAAAGATTCTGTAAACGAATGAGGATTCATTTAACGGAGCGGATGAGTTTATTTTTCAGAGCTCGGAGGGTGCCATCAAGGCCTTGTTTCACGGTTTGAAGCACGAATCGAGAGCGGATGCGGAGAATATCCTGCCCATAAGGAACCGAGTTCGTGATAATGATGGTCGTTTTGCCATTACTGCTTTGGCGAATGATGCACGAGCCCTCGCCGGAATGGCGCTTCACCCAAGCGGGGAGCTTTGTTTTCAGTTGCTCCGCTGCGGCATTCCACCCGGCAGCTTCTCGTCCGAGCTGCTTCTTTTTCTGGGTTAGAATGCGTTTCATTTCTGCCGGGGTAAGGCGTTGTCCGTTTACCACGGGCATCTTGGTATAGTTGGCCGTTACGCGGGCTGTCCACTCGCGTTTGGCTTGCCCGGGAGAGATACGCAGAATCATGGGGGGAGTGTTGCGCACCGCCGACTTCACAAAGCGACTGGCTACCTGCCGGACTGAGTCTTCCATGCCCTTACCGGAGAGGATAGCAAGCTTGCCAATCTTGCGCTGCAATTCAGCGTCATTGATAGTAACATGGGTACTCATGGCTCCAATAAATCGATTGTGGCAATGGGGAGGCCGGGGCGAATCCCGATGCTCTCCACGCGGTAACTGATTCCGTCCACTAAGACCAGGCTTCCGGGCTGCATAGCGGGCGGGATTTCAGACCGGAGAGCGCGAGCTCCCATGGTGCGTTTTTCCGCAAATCCTCCGAGATCTAAATCCCGGGAGCGGTCAGCATGGGAAAGCAGCACCTTTATCTCTACGCTCCCATAGCTCAGATAGACAGGGACTTCCTCCCACAAGGAGAGGAAGTCCGCAGTCATTTCTGTGGAGAGATTGCTCATGTGGTAACAATACGCTGGAGACCTGCAGGGCGAACCACCTTGAAGCCGTAGAGCGCTTCCAGAGTGATATACACCTTGTTGCTCTTGGTGTCCGTGTAGCGGAGATAGCCAAAGGTCAGCCCGGTTACAGGGTCGGTGACAGCCCCGGCCTCATCGTAGTTGGCGATGGGAGTCAGATAGCGCATGGCAATAGCCAGAGAGGACGGGTGAGCCGCAAAACCTGCGAGCTTCTCGCCATTATCAGGCACGCATCCGGTTTCGTAGAGGTTGAATCCGGCAATGCGGTTAATCTTGGCCTCCACCACGCCGGACTGAGCCAGCGGAGTGATATAGGACTTCGCTACAATATCGTCTGCAAGCAGGGACGAGAAGAAGCTATTATCGAGAATCAGGGCGCGAGAATCCTGCGGCATCTTGGCGGCGGCGCAAGCCTCGCGAATCTTGATAATGGTCTTGTAGTTGAAATCCTCAGCAGCCATGGCCGGGACAGCGGGAGCTCCGTAGTTGGCGGCGGTGATAGCCGAGAAGATGTCGGTCATCACATCGATGGCGAGCTGCTGGGCAGCGGTCGTGACCAGCTTCTCCAGCAGAGGGATAGCCGTGGTCGCGGCTTCCTTGGCAGTCAGATGCACGGTCTTAAACTTGTGGCGGTCGAGCGTCACAGCCACGGAGCTGGCCTCGGAATCGGAGTTCTTGGTGTAGTCTCCATCATAGTCAGACGAAGCGGACGGAGCACCGATGACAGGCACCTTGATGGTGTCGAGCTTGTCAGCGGCATCCGGGGAGAAGTTCGTGCTGAATGCAGAGAGAGGCAGCAGGGTTTCCATCCAAGGCATGAGCGCGGACTGGGAAATCCTGACGTCTTTGAGGTCGGTAATGGTATTAGCCATATTGGTTGATTGCGTGTGGGGTTAGATGGTAGAGAAAAGCTCTGCGCGTTCAGCATCCGAGAGGGAGCGGATAAACTGGGTCTGCCCCTCGGGAGTCGTGATAGCCTTGAATCGCTCGGCCACCGGGAGAGACTTGTCATTGCCCATTGCGGTAACGGCTGCGGCCTGTCCGGCATGCGTGCCGTAAAACTCAGCGGCTCGCTCCTCGGCGGTACGCGCTTCGGCCTTGAGCTGCTGAACCTGAGCATTGGTTTCTAGCAGATTCGCCTCCATGGCGGCCAGCTTGTCGCGGGTGGCGGCGAGATTATCTGACAGCTCGGTGTTGACGGCCTCCAGCGAGGCCTTTTCTGCCTGAACTGCCTCCAGCGCGGCATTGGCCTCAGCCAGCTGAGCCGTCAGCTCATTGACCTTGGCAGTTGCTGCGTCTAATTGTTCATCGATGGTATCCATATTCTTGTTGTGGTGTCAAAATTATCCGTGGCGGGCAATCCTTTATTGACTTTTTCGAGTCTGAATTTTTGTTTAATCTTGACAACATGGCCGACTAATGCTACATTAAACGTGCATAAGTGGGAGCTCTACTTGTAGAGTCGCTGCGTTGCTGTAGTGAAAAAACCACGTTTTATCGGCCTGACGTGGGGAAGCTCATGCCAGGCCTCCTTTTTAGCATGGCTCAAAATTTCTCCAAAACACATCAGGAACTGGCTTATTTGTTAACATCCCGTGGATTGTGTAGTTCTTCGGGAGTGGATTCGTCTTTGCTCATAAGATTAATATCGAGCAAATTGGCAACGGTCAATTATTATCGTTTAGCTGCATATTGGTACCAGTTTAGACAGCCAACTCAATCAGGTCGCTTATCAAAAAATCTGATACCCGGCACAAATTGGGAAACAGTTTGGGCTTATTATCAATTTGATAGACATCTGCGTCTTTTGCTGTTTGATGCTATTTCCAGAATCGAGATTGCTCTTCGAGAAAAAATTAGCGATTTACTTTCAGCCCGCGACAGAACCAGTCTGAACCCTCAGAACGTACTGAAAAATTACGCAAGAAACTTCAAGCAGCGACGAAAAGACAAGAGTGGTCGCCTCAAGTGTTCCCTTTTCGAGGAAATGATGGAAAAAGTAAACGGGGCGTACAATATAAGTAAAGGAGAAAGTGCTTTACACTATCGAAACAAAAAGATAGTACATGCCAAATACCTGCCAATATGGGTGTTCCTAGAATTTGCGACTTTCGGCAATCTTAACACTCTTATTTCAGTTGGCTTGAAAGATGATGATACTGAAAAACTTGCAATCTCAATGGGATTTGCATCTAAGAGCTTTTTTGTATCCGTAATATCGTTGCTGCATCAAGTCCGTAACGAATGCGCACACCAAGGACGAATGTGGAATAAGAAATGGGTTCAGAAGAGCCAGGGAAGCAAGCTGAATCCTATTCTAAAGAAACCGGACAGGTCTGACTGGAGCTATTTATCCGACCCCAATGATGATTCCGGATGGGTTCATACTACTCAGCCCGCTTTGTTCCGATCTTCTGATTGCACAGCCGTTGTTTTGGTAGCCTGCCGTATTATACTGCAACAAATTGCCCCAGAGAGTCATTGGAAAGAACGAGTCGAATCTCTCTTTTCCGAGGCTCCTATGGAGAAAATAGCTTGGGAGGTAGGTTTTACTCACAAGGACTGGATAACTCACTCGCTTTGGATGTGAGAAGTTGCTATCCGTGGCGGGCAATCAATTTGCGCTGCACGGCTTCGAGGTTATCGGCACAGGCATCGACTAAGCCGAAGTCTCTTGCCTGCGTTCCTGTAAAGGTCTGCCCCTCCAGATGCTCGGGGGCAATGGTTCGGCGGCGGCGCGTGACAGCGGTCTTGAAGTCTGCCCAAGTGCTTTCCACCTGCTGCTGCAAGAGCTCGCGTTGCTCCTCGGAAAGAGAGGTGCCGCTCATGCCTGTGCTCTTGTACTTACCCGCCGCGAATACGTCCATGTGGAGTCCTTTTTGTGCATAGGCTTCCTTGCTGTCTACCACAGGGAGAATCACGCCCACGCTGCCGACACGCGCGGAGGGAGCCGCGTAGATGCCATCGCATTGACTGGCCACCCAGTAGGCAGCAGAACACGCCAGCCCGGCGGAATAGGCGTAGACGAACTTTTGTTTGCTGAGGTGGCGTACCGCATTGGCCAATTCCGGTGTCCCGTTGACCGTTCCGCCGGAGGAATCGATGTCGAGCAGTACAACCTGTACAGACGGGTCGGTCTCCAGTTTTTGGAGGGTCTTGGCGACTTTTGCCGTCTCTGTGTACTCAATACCCAAGAAATCGAGCATGCGGGAAGCCGATTCCGGGAGAGAGCGGAACATGGTTCCGTGGATAGGTACGGTTGCTAGAACACCGGACTGCTGCACCTGAATCTCTGCCTCTGAGGGGCGGGATTCCGGCAGCGTTCCCGGGAACGGAATAGCGGCGAGCTGGTAATAGGCCTCCGGCTCCAACAGCCAGATGCGCTCGGTGGTAATGCGTGTAATCATGTGGCAATAAAATCTTCCGGTTTAGGTTCATTCTGCTGCGCAGGAACGGACGGCTGCACATTCTTGAAGTAGGCAAAAAGCAGTTGCGGCTCAATGTCGTATTTCTTGGCAGTTTCGGCAATGAGCTTCATTTCCCGGGCTCGGTTCTCCACTTCTTCGTGAATGTCCATGCCCAACTCGGCAAAGTGGTCGGTGAGCGTTTTGAGCCCGGCCTCTACATCTGCACGGTTCTGCATGGCCTCGCGCCCGGCATCCACGGTAACGCGGCGGGGCGTGGTGAAATTGACCTCCGTCCAGTTCTCCACGGCTTCCAGTTTGCCAATACTGATAGCATGACCAATCACCCAGAGCCAGAGGGGGCGTAACATGCGGTCAATCAGCAAGGTCTGTCGGTAGGAGAATCGGCGGTCAGCTTTGGCTACGGTCAGGCGTACGCCAGAACCTGCAAGCTTGGAGGAATCAGCTGCAAACTCAAAGGGTAACATGCCGAGCGCAGAATCGCGCCGCAAGTGCTCCAGGAATCCGGTAAATGTCGGGCTCGGGCGAGAGCTCTCAAAAGGTTTGATATCCTCTCCCGGCTGAATCTTGACGAGCTTACCTCCCAGAATACGCTGAAGCCATCCGGTGTCGGAGGCTTCCTGTTGGGCAGCGGCACCTAAGCGGAAATCCCCATCGTCCGCATCATCGCGGGCGGTGGTGAGAACACGGGTAATGTCGGCATTATCCTTCACGGCATGCTTCTCCAGAGCCAACAGCTCCATTTCATCAATGATATGATTGATGGAGTGTTGCAGGCTCGGGCATCCGCGTACCTGCGAGGGTGCGTCCGGGTCAAAGATATGCAGAATGTGCTCCGCCGGGAGGTCGGTGTAGGAGCCGTCATCCTTCAAGAGACGGTACGAAAGCGGCCTTCCGTTGGCATTCAGCTTCACTCCGTCAATGAGGTTATCGGCATCCGACATATCACCGATGCGATGAGCCTCAATCAACTGCACCCGGGGCGAGCCTTGGTACATGACCTTGTGGATGAAAATCTCGCCATCCGTATCGACTGCCCTGCATACCAGATGCTCGCATTGCGTCAGGTTGAAACGCCCGGTCAGTTCAGCATGGCGGCTCCAGCGATTGAAGTAGGATTCCGCTTGGCGGTTCCATGCGCTGTCCACGCTCTCCGCCTGAGGCTTGAGACCGTCACCCACGGAATAAAGAGCCATGCTGCTTACGATCTCCCGGATAAAGCCGGAGTTGCGGGCGAGATACCGGGAGCGGCGTACCAGTTCAGAGCGTACCCCGGGAGTCAGGTCGAGCGTGGCATCACGGGGCGCGGAACCGGGAACCTGCGCCCGGCGCGGGGAGCGGTTTGCGGATTCGTAGGTGGAATTGATGCCGAAGAATAGCCGGGCGGCAAAGCGTTGGAAAGCGTTCATTGCGGGAGACGGTAGGAAACAAAAGAGCCCGGAGCGTCATGGGCTCCGGTGTTGGGGGATG